AACAAACAGTCGGGGGAGTAAATTTTAGTTGGACTTCACCAAACTTAGAAGCTATACCTCGTTGGGGAATCGTAAACGATGGAGCAGCCTTTTCGCTCCAAGAAACGCTTATTACTCCAGGGCTAGATACGACAACAACCATAACTCGTCAAATAACAACAAGCACAACAACAGAAACTACAACTACATTTGGGCAGTAGCTATAATCTTTTGCCCTGCAAGAGTTTTGGCCAATACAACAGTTGCAAGTCCTAGCTCTAATGCTCAAGGTGTTGTAAATAATAATGCAACGATGATAACTCCATCAGCTATGCCATCTTACAGAATGAGTCAAGGTATAGTTTGTGCTTCACCTAGCCTTACAATTACACCTTATGTAACCGATAGTTGGTCTTTCGCACGACCCAAAGAATACATTACGAGAACACCAATATATGATGAAGATACTGGAGAGATAAAATATTACTCTGAAATACCAAGATTTGAAAAAGATAATTTTAATTTAAATTATGGAATATCTGCTCAGTTCAATATTCCTTTAGGCAAGTCTCCAGCTTTATGCCATGAAGCAACAGCAGTAAATATTGAAGCCCAAAGATTACTAATAAAGAAAACCAAAATGGAGATCAGTTTATATCGTTTAGAGCAATGTGCGAAGCAAGCGAAATTAGGTGTTACTTTCAAACCTAATACTCCTAGTGCTATTACCTGTGAAGATATTGTTGTTAATATTCCACCAAATCAAGTTATTCCACATAATCACGAAATTAAAAGCAACTGACGCTCCAACAGAGCAGTGATCGAGTTAACGATTTGATAATGGGTCTGGTTGCTACAGACAAGCTACGGGTATCCACTTGTCTAATACTATTTTACTTATTTTTTTTCTTCTTGGTTAACTTTGTCACGACTTGTTTAACTACTGGGCGGACAAGCTGAAGTACCAATGGTGCAGAAGCACCAACCAAAGCAAGGCTAAAAACCCCAACAAACTGTGGAGCAGACGGAATGTATTGTTCTTTCCACTCAACTGCTTCATAAAGAGTTATACATTCTTTTCCATCTTGCCCTCTTTCATGTCCAATAACACGTTCTAACTTTTTATCGTTACGAAAGTCTCCTACTCTCTGGTCATTTTTACCAGGACAGGGAGGAAAATCTGGTGGGGGAGGTTCAGGTAATGGAGGAATATCTGGCTGCTCTGTTTCAGGTAAGGGCGGTGGTTCATTATTGATAGATGCTTCTTCTGTAATGACAAGATTCTCAGGTGTATAGTCAAGAGGTATAAAACTAGGAAACGGAAAATCACACGTTGTAAATACACCATTTGGATCTTCCAATAATAAATTACGATTACCAGTATTTTTTATATCACGATGTTGATAGGTACAACCAGGAACATCAATATCTGGTGGCTTTGCTATCTGTAAATAATGTGGATTATAAGGCTCTGGAACATCTGGAACGTAGATCTCAGAAATATAAATATCAGGTATTTCAATCGTAGGCATCTCTAGGAAGGTAAACTTCTACAAAAGAATGACATTTAGGGCAAGAAAGATTAGTTACCATACTATATTCTCCAGACATCACTGGATAATCTTCTCCGTCCATATCATGATCTCCACCCCAAATTAGTTCAGTCTTACAGTGCCAGCAATTCATTTAATAATTGGCATTGATGGGCCTGTCATTTTAGGCAAACCATTATCTAATATTTTTGGCATCATGCCTTGAACATTACCAAGAATTTCATTCATAACTCTTGATTTAAACTGTTCTGAAGTTACATATTTATAACCAAGGTATGCTCCACCACTCATGGAGGCTACCATTACAAATGAAATAATACTCAGAACATTAGCAATTTTTTGAAACATGATAAAATTTGCATTAATTAAAGCCATGTCTGTAATGAGCATAGCTACATTACTTTTAATTATAGGTCTATCTCCTTTATACGTCACTTTAGGTCTTATAAACCGTCAGATGATAAGCAAACCTAGCGAGTAGAATTAGCTCTGCTTGATTTAGTTTTACACGCTCCAGAGCAATAAATCCTACGCTGTTCCATTGTATTAAATGTAGTACCGCAAACAGGACACTGTTTTACAAGTATCCCCGTTACTTTTTTTCTTTTTTTACCCCTAATTCTATAGTTCCTGTTTTTTCTTCTTCTTCATTCATCTTTTGTAGTAACAACTGATATGCCTGTATCCCACCTTCTAATCTCATTACATAAGTATTCTGTTTAATTATTTCTTGTTGCCATTCAAGAATTTGTTTTTCTATTAATGCTTTCATAATTTAAACAATAGTAAGTACTTCTCCTGAGTTGATAGTGACAGTTACGCCACTATTTATAGTTATAGGACCTGCTGCCATTGCGTTGCAGGCTGCTCCAAATGTATCGCCTATTGTATAGTTTGTCGTTACTGTTTGAGCATTTTCAAAAAATACTTTATCGCTACCACCACCAGTAGCACCACCTCCTCCACCGCCAATTTCTTTTACAGTTCCACCGTCATTTATATAAAATTTCTGGTCAGAAGTATCTATCGCAACTTCGCCATTGGCTATATCACTTGTTGTAGGTGTGCTTGTACCTCGTTTTAGCTTGATGACATTAGCCATTGGCTTTTACCTCCTATGGTCTAAAATGTTCCACCATCTACATCAAAACCAGATGTAGAACCGTCCTCCAAAAATGTAACCAAGTCAGATAATGCAACTTGTTTCATCGTTCCAGCGTCATTTGTTACGAAACGATCTCCTGTAGCAAGTGTTGTTGAAGTGGCAGATGTGGTTCCATCACAAGCTGCATTTATTTCTGTCGCTGTCGCTGTTACCCCATCTAAAATGTTCAGTTCTGATGCTGTAGCAGTAACTCCATCTAAAATATTAAGCTCAGAAGCAGTTGCAGTAACTCCGTCTAAAATATTCAGTTCAGCAGTTGTTACAGTCGCTCCATCAAGAATTTGTATTTCTGTTGAAGTTATTGCAGCTAGAGCAGAGGAAGCACCTGACTGCATACCTGATAAGTTATCTAAATCAGCATCATAGGCTTGAACATTAGAACCGATTGCTAATCCTAAAGAAGCTCTTGCAGTAGATCCGCTTTCAAGTACAAAGTTTGATCCATCACCAACAATAAAATTACCATCAGAAGGTGTAAGACCTGCAATATCAGATAACTGAGCATCAAAAGCCTGTACGTTTGTTCCGATTGCTAATCCTAATGCTGTTCTTGCTGCACTTGCACTTGTAGCACCCGTTCCACCATCGCCAACTGCAAGCGTTCCTGTGATAGAACTAGCAGAAAGATCAACAGCCATTTCTGTTGATTCAATTACTATTCCACCATTCGATTTAAGGTCAACACTAAACTCGTTACCAGACTTATCTAAACCATCTCCAGCAGTTAAATTACCTCCACCACTAAACTGTGTAAAAGATAAATTATTTGTTCCTACAACCGCAGAACCTTTATCAGAACTACAAACAAAACCTTCATCAGCCTGGGTAGATCCCTGTTCAACAAAAGTAAACATACCAGCAGCATCAGCACCAGCAGCTAAATCGTCTGTTCTTACCCATGTGCTTGCTTTACAAAGATACAGTCCGTTCTGACTTGCTGTACTTTGGTTCTTAACTAAAACTCTTTCATCGGCAGAAACAGCAACACCATCAATAGTCTGTGTTCCAGAAAGTGTAATATTTGCAGTAGTAGCAACCTTAACACTGTCTTTAATATCTAATCCCTGGCTAACACCATCTACATATCCCTTAGTCGCAAAATGAGCATCGGCTGTAGGTGTAACTCCTGTTACTGGATTGGTTGCAGCAGCTAATTCATCAACTCTATTTACTTGAACACCCGCATCAAAGTCAGATATTTTTGTATGTGCAATGGAAGGGATATCAGCAGCAACTAAAGCTCTAAATGTAGGTGCAGCAGCACTTCCAGAGGCAGCACCAGCTAAAACATGGTTCGTTGTCCTTGTTGTTGTCTTATCAAAAAACGCACCAGAACCACCAACAGTAATGATTGAACTCGCAGAAGGTGGGGTAGAGCCATTATCGCCAAAGCCGTAATATAATTTTAGATCGTTTTCGTTAAAAGCTAATTCTGATGGAGATAAACTAGAAGGAGCACCAGCACTTCCACTCGCTGCTCTTTTTTTAATTCTTATAGTGTTAGACATGGCCTAAAAGTTTCCTCCATTAACGAGTGTTAGTTTGGTAGTAGTATCATCTGCTTTTAATGTACCACTAGATGCGTGATAATACACCACCGAATTATCAACTGCACTAGATGTATCTATAGCAGTCGAAGCTCCTTGGGGTCCTTGAGTTGCCACCGTGACAACCCTTGTTTCACCGTTAACAGTAACGGTATTTTTAGTGGTTGTAATGTTGACTTGACTCATGTGGTTGTGTAGCCCTCACTCATAAATATCTTACCCTCTAAATAATATTCTTTGAGGCCAGATCCATCAACTAATAACACATCGTAAGCTAATATTTCTGGAGTAAATGTTGCTGTTTGGGTGTCTGTTAACGCTATAGCAAAAGATCCTGCTGATCTATCTGTATAAGTAACAGCCCAATCTGCATATTTTATGGAACGTGATTCGTCCCAAACTTGTGCTGCTACTGTGAATCCTGTTAAATTTATTGCCGTTCCAGAATTATCCTTCAGCACAATAGGAACACTGTGATCTGACCTTCTTTGAACGGTCATGTTATATGTTCCAGGTGCTATCGCCATTAATCAGCAGCCTCCGCTGTATTTCCTTCAGCTACCCACTTAAGGTACTTTTGGTAATCGGTATTTGCTTCGTCAAATGGAATACAAGCACCGTCTGATAATCTAATAACAACTTTATTAACGTATGTTCCGTCAGATTTTAAATATTTTGTGAGTTTGTAAGACATAGTTAAAGCTCCGCAGATAAGGCTGCACTTCCATTGCTAGGATTAGCCCATATACATAATTCATTCTCGTTACCAGCATCAGAAGCTAATTGGGCAGAAATACTAATATGTGTCGAAGGAAATGCTGTATCTATAAAATTATAAGAACTAATCTCAGATGTAGTTCCGTCAGATTTACATTGAAGTCCTGTGCTGCCTGATGTAATCGTTGGAGTTGTTCTCATCATTACAGGCATAACGTAACCAGTTGCCATATACGTTCCATGAGAATATAAATAACCAGCAGCTACAGTATATGTTCCATCTTGTCCAGATGCTCCTATCTGTTGAAAATATCTCTGACATAGAGCAAGCTCCTGACCGAATGACCTATGCTCAAAATCTGTTGCAAAGCTATTTTTTTCAAGTTGAAAGCCTGTTACTTTATCTCCTACCGCCAAAGTAATTTGAAACTGTAAACAGGCATTACTACTACCAACTGTTCCAGTTAAAGTAAAAGTTTTTTCAACTCTTGTCCAGCTTGTCGTTGAATTAAAAGTAGGGCTAGTTGCTCTTGTTACTGACCCTGTACCACCTGCATTATCTCTTGAAGATATATCTATTGCTACGTTACTTCTTGCTGATGTGCTTTTTATATAAAAAGATAAAGTTAAAGACTCACCATTAACAAAAGGTGCATCTGAACCAACTTTAAGAAGCTCTACATTTGACCCGATAATACATTCTGCATCTAAATTATTATGGGTTGCATATAAAAAACCAGAAGGTACATCAGTCGATTGACCAACAGTTCCAGAACTAGAACTTGGTGAATATAACCAAAATCTATCAGTTGCATAAACAAAATTATCTAATGTGCTACCACCAGAAATACTTGTAGTTCTTTGCCAAATATTATGAGCACCATTAATTAATAAATTTCTATTACTTAAGCTATTAGTAAGATTGGCAGTACACGTTCCAGCAGAACTATCAATTGTGATAGCTGCTGTACTAGCTCCTGTTCCTTTTATACTATTGACTTTGAGTTCTGACATAATTAGCTAGGCTTTGGGTTGTCTGTTTTTACCTTTTCACAGGCTGCGTAATATGCTTCTAGTTTAGTCGAATCTCCCTTGCTATTCCAATACATTGCATCTGCAAAGTCACCCAATGATGGGTATAAAGGCTCTCTAACAGATTGATAAGCTATAGCAGCAGCTTCAGCATCTAGGGTCACTCTTGCAGCATCTATTTTGCTTTGATCTAAAGTAACAGACTTGCCATCTTTGTCGAAAGCACCAGCACCATCATCAATAGAAACTACTGTTCCTGCATATGCTTTGTAAATTGCTTCGAAATCTAAACTCATGCTGATACCTCTATTGCTGTTATTGTTGAGGCACTTCTACCATAAGAAGCATTATCTTGATCGTCATCCGATCTATTAATATAAACTTCATAACCGCTAACATCTGTTTCCGATCTTAATTGTACTTTATATGTAGTTGCACTTGTTGTAGCAGGAGAATCTAAAAACAAAAAGGTGTTACTATATACGGCTGTATCTGAATTCAAATTTCCAGCCTGTTGTGTATATTGTGTTCTACTACCAGAGGAATCTCCGACACCAATAGCAGTCGAACCTCTAAGTATTCTATAACCATGCCTTGCCCCTTTTTTAGCACCTATAGAAAGTGATGGGATAATTAAGACTTTACTTGAACTAGAACTTGGAGTTATTGTTACAGATAATCCTGTAACGTCTGTAAAAGTTGTACCTGTCATTGTAAAAGTATCTGTCTTAACTGTTTGTACAACTTGTAAACTATTTCCTGCCCTAGCAAGAGTATCAATAGTTGAATCTCCATCACCAGGCAATAATAATGTTCGATCAGCAGCAGGGTTAGAACTAGGTGCAGCTATTATTACTCCGTTTCCACCGCTATGTTTTAGTTTGATTTGACTCATGGTTTTGGATTAGCGTCTTTTACTGCTTTGATGTGGGTCGCCCACGTTCCAGTTGTATCTAGTTTACCTGCAACTATATCCTTATACAACATATCAAGTTGATCTCCAAAAGAAGCATAGATTGTAGACCCATCAGTTGTTCTGTCTGTTTTATACTTGTTTGCAACCGCTTCAGCATCTAGTGTTACCCTTGCAGCGTCAATATTAGATTGAACAAGAGTTACTTCAGACCCATCTTCTTTATACGCTTTATTGTTATCAATAGTGACAACATCAGGATAGGCTTTTCTTACTGCGTCATGATCTAAACTCATGCTACCACCTCAAAATAAGTAACTACAGCCCTATCAGCTATTGCTTGTATAATGTGATTTGACCCACCTGCTGTACATTGTATAGAAAGTTTATAAGTCGGATTAGTTTTTCCAGGGGTATGATAAAAACCCGCACCAGCAGCAAATTGGCAATAATGAGTAGTTGATGATTGCAAGGTCAAACCTCCATGAAAAATCTCAAAAATTTCATCACTACTTTGAACAGAACCTTCATATAATTTTATATGAACTCTATTTTCATAATTATCACTTTGCGAAATAAATCCGCCAGTTATTAAAATAAAAACTTTATTGCTACTACTCGCTAGTGTTAAATCAGCATCAAAATCAGAAATGTGTTGTGCTGAAGTTGATGAAGTACTAAAATTGCTTCCAGTTCTAATTTTACTTACAGTTTGAATTACAGAACCAGTTGCCATAGCGGAATCTGGTAAAGCTGTAAGACCTGTAACTGCTCCATTTCCGTTTATAACTACAGCCATTATTTACTTACGAGCCTCCATTTTTTGCTTAAGTTTATTATATACATTTTTATACTATAGTCCATGTTTCTCCTGCACCAACAGTAACAGTAGCTCCGCTTTGAATTTCTATCGGTCCAAAACTTCCAGCGTTCTTACCATTTGTAATTGTATAGCTCTGTGTAACAGTTTGGTCATTCTCCCAGAATATTTCATTACCACCACCACCAACTGCACCTGCTCCAGCAGCAGCCCAACTTAACGTACCAGAAGCGTCAGATACAAGAGCATATCCAGAAACAGCAGCATCAGCAGAGGGTAATGTCCAAGTAAGACTAGATGAAACTGTAGCTGGTGCTTGAAATCCTACATAATGACTACTATCAGCATCAGCAAAACGTAAATCATTTTGTGCTTGGAGCGTTAATCCATTAGCATCAAATATCATCTGCTCTGTACCACTAGAAGAAAATCCCATTACATTGGCAGATTTTCTAAACAAACCTAAATCCGTATCTCCATCAAAACTTAAGGCTGGTGTTGATGCACTGGTAGAATTATCTATTAACAACGCACCTGTCATTGTGCCACCAGCTTTTGATAGTAAACCTAAATTAGCTTCATCTATATTTCCTATTTCAGTAAAAGCACCATTACTTGAATTTCTTATCTTCAAAATATTTGTAGTGGTATTTAAAAAAGGCATACCAGCTACACATTGACTTGAAGCTAAGTCAGATGACTTTGAATTACTTGACTGGATCGCAGCAAAAACATTATTAAGATCAGTTCTTACGTTGGCTCCAGAAGCATTTTCAATGGTGTAATTAGTTACGTCAGCCACAATTAAATACTATTTTCCTCCATGTTACCCTCCTTTGCCAAAACCAACAGCACTGTAGGTAAAGTTCCTATCAATACTAGCATTACTTGAGTTTTTAAAGTGAACTGTAAAGCCAGTTCCAGATATACTGCTAAGTTCAAAATAATCGCCTGATGCCATATTCTGTGCTGATATACTAACTGCAGGCAAAAAACTATTAAGATTGCCAAGTGCAGACGTTCCAACAAAAAATGGTGCTGTAAATGTAACTGCTTTTGCTCCTGCTCCAGAAGCTATAACTGATGATTGCTCAGTTCTTGATTGCATCGTTGCTGAATATCCTGCTTGCTGTAAGTTCATATTTTGTGCGGTATCATTTGTTTCTAATGTAATTCTAAATTGAAATCCTCTAGCTCTAAATGTTCCATTAGCAAAATCATTAAATGATGTATATGTAGGTGATCCACTTGGATTATCTGTTGTAGTTCTCACAGCTATTTTTGCATTAGCATCATTAGCTATAGAACCATCAAAGTCTGTCCAGGTGTCAATATTATCTGTTCTATTGTCAAACTGATCTCCTGTATAAAAACCAACTCCTTGAAAATATCGTTTTAATGTTAAAGAAAATGTATCACCAAGATCTAAAGTATCTACAAAATCATAAGTACCAGTAGCGTTTGCTGTGGGATCTGTAAGTTTTAATCCACCAAGAGATGAATCATATACGACATTTGCTTTGGTTCCGTTAAATGGTGTTCCATCTGTATCTTCTCTGTCAGTTTCAACAACAACAGAGTCTAAAAGATTTACTACTGAAAGAGTTGTACTAGCTTCAACCGCACTAAATCTACCTCCATCATCTTGAAATTTAAGAAGATAAGTTCCTTCTAATGCTGGAGCTATGACTTCTGTAGCATTACCAGCCACAGCTTCAATAACGTCTTGAGCAGCTTGGAATGTAGCACCACCACCTATTTGATTTGTATGCCTTACATAAACACGACCACCGTGTAAAACATCTATAGCAGTAGCTTGTTTAAATCTAAGTCTTACGAATTGTTCATTTATAGGTTCAATAGTTAAATTCTGTACATTATCTGGTAGTGCTGTTTTACCTTGAGCAGTAAATGTAGTTTCAGTTGGATTTGCAGATATTTCTCCTCTTGCATTATATGAAAAAACTTGAATTGTATAAGTTCCTTTAACAGTATCTAAAAGTTCAAAGTCGCTACTGAATACAACTTGAGAAACATAATTTCCATTCTCTATTCTGTAATTAACAAGATATTGAGTAACACCTACCTGTGGTTGCCAATCAACAATAAGTTTACTTCTAGCAATACTATTTATGACAACTGTTTGTTCTGAAACTGTTAATGCACTTGGAGGACTAGCTGGTTGATTTAGTATAGATATACTTCTTGTAGGTAAAGCAGTTCCATCTTCGATAAACGCATATTTACCTTCAACATAGGACAAGGCTGTAATTACATAATTAATATCGTCTTGTTCTTCGACTTGAATTACTCTAAATAGTTGAGTTTGTAATGTTGTACTAGATATTAAATAAGGAGAGTTTACATTTGGTGCGGAAGTAAAGGCAGAGGCAGTTGTGCCGTCAGGTTTTGTAACACTATTAACTGTAAGAACTGCATCTGTAAAATCGGATATTGAACCCACTTCCACTGTTCCATCAGACAATATTACGCTAATAGTTGGATTGTCGTTAAGTACTGGTAAACCTGTTTGTTCAAGTGCATCAATAGTAATAGTTGTGGTAGTTGCAGCTACTACACGACCACCTCTTCTGGCTCCTGCTCTTACTGGATCGTTTATTTCAATAACAGAACCAGGTCTGACAACAATTCCTGCATCTATTGAGGTTGTAAAAGTACAAGTTTCACTTTCATTTTGTTCAGCAAAAAGTATTGCACGACCTAATCTTGCAGCTTGATTACGAGAAGTACAAGCAAATGCTTTCACCTGTTTTACTATTGTTCCAAATTTTGATATTGCAGTTGCATCTTCTACTACTTCAAAGTCAACTTCTTTTGAATCCATGTTGAAGTAGCTAACAGAGATAACAGAATGACGTTGTTTTAAACTACTCCCTTGATATGCGAATCCCTCTAATCCAACATTGGCTAGGTTAAATAAATAACTTGCTGTGGTTGGTTTATCTTGAGATATAGTTACGGAACCAGCAGACCATATTGGCATACATCTCATAACACCAGCTAAATCATTTATTGCTGCAAATGCTTCTTTAGGACTTTGAATATTGACATTACAACTAAATCTAGCTTCTTTTGCACCTGATCCTGTTCCGTCATCTACCTCTTCATTTGCAAATTTACTTGCAGCTACAAAACTAAATAAATCTAAATTGCTATCAGTAACGTGATCTCCCAGACCATATCTAGTGCTTGTGAGCAAATCGAGTAGCACCATACTTGGGCAGTTGGTGTAAACAGCAGCACCCATGACTCCATTGAATATATAACCACTTGGATACACAATTCTTCCAGTTGCATTATCAACAGTGGGAGTACCAGAACCAGATGCTCCTGCTCCTGGTATTCTTACTTTTACTCCTCTAATACGGTATTTTCTTGTAGGAATACGATTGAACTGTTTACTATCTAAACGAAGAGCAACGTAAGCACTATTAGCATAAGTTGAACTGTTGTCTATAACTTCCTGAAGGCTGGTAAATTCAAAAGCATTTACTCTTGCTGCATCTGTACTGTCTGCTGTGACTCGGACTACTCTTACATCGACAGGAAAAGCACCCGTAACATTTATCCTATGATCTCTGGCATAGGCATCTGCTGTTCTTCCACTAACAGAAGTGCTAATAACATCGGTATATCCACCAGAATTATATTGAACCTGTATTTTATATTCAACAGTATCTCCTCTAACATCTCCATCATCTTCAGCTACCTGTATTTGAGGCCAAGTTAAAGTAACAATAATCGCATCTACATCTGTATTAGTAACCTGTCTGGTAACAGAAGCAGAAGTAGTTACAGTAACTCCAACACCAGTGGGTGATCTGCTTTCGGCAGGAATACCACTCATCGCAGTTTGGCTTGACGTTCCAAACTTAGATTTAAAAGTTATATCTTGAAAATTAAAATCTAATGCGTGCGGATTACTAGAATTAGCAGTAGAACTAAGTATAGGTGTATCATCTAAAAATACATCTTTTAGGCTTGCGTTGTCGTATGCTGTAGTACCTTTTGTAAGTCCTTCTTTAGATGCACTAGCAAAACCTTCTATCTCACCTTCAGATATTAAATCTTGAATAGTAGCAAAACTTCTACTATGTAGAGTATCAGGAGCACGATAAGGAGGTGGGGGTGGTTTTGGTGGACCTCCGCCAGCACCTTTAATAATCTTAGTTGTATCTGTCATGCTTCTACCTGATTAGTGTCAACTGCTGCACTTATTACAACACTTCCTGTAATTATTTCACCATAAACTATTGGAACAGGAGTACCTGCTCTTGATGTATTTTGTACTCCACTAAAGTTAAAAGACAATTGAGGATCTTCTTCTGAATTGAATTTTTGTGGTTCGGGTAAGGGAAATAACATATCACTTACGCCTGATAAAACTAATGCTGCACCAATTCCTATAGCTGCCTTTGTTAATGGCATAGCTGCTGCAAAAGATCCAGGTGCAACAATCGGACTAAAAAATGATCCTGCAGTTAATGGTGTAAATAAAAAAGCTCCTCCAATTAAGGCAGCACCTAATAATACTTTTCCCATACCTCTACCAGCACCACTAATTGCTGGAATGAAATGTATATCTTCCTGTCCTACAGGATAGGATAATTCATTCTCGTCAATATCATAACTACCAACTTTTACCTGATAATATTTAGGACCCATAAAGCGTTCTACTTCTGGAAAATTATGTATTAAAAAACTTACTGCCTGAGAAACACTATTTACTTTTATCTCGAACTCTTTATGTCCGATAAATTCTGCTAATTGTCCATATAGCTTTAATTTACGAAGCATAGCGATACCTCTTTCCTGTACATTTTAGCAACCATTCAGAGTAAGGCTCTTTACAAGATAGTCTATCGGTTAAATGATGAATAACATCTCCTTCAAAAAATAATGCTACATGATTTAAAGTTGGGTGCAAAATACTCATAAGTAAAACATCTCCATTTTGTAATTTTTCATCAGGTCTAAGTTCTCTGAAATTAGTTCGCCAAGCACAGTCTTCAAATAAAGGTTTATTGTTAAATTCTTCTAATGTAGTTGGTCTTTCCCAATCCCTAAGTTCAATATTTTTTTCTTCTTTATACCAATCTCTTATTAAACTCCAGCAATCTGTTATACCCCACACCCACTGACGGCCTAATAAAGGTGGCTTGTAGCCACAAGGCTCTAAATATGCCCATTGTTCTGTTTTTGGATTAACAATATGCCAGGGTAAATTGCTATCTTCACAGCTAATTTTATCTGCCTGACTAGGAGTAGGAGGTGTTATGGGGTGACTATGAACCACTCCAACAATTTCTCCTGTATTATCTGCTTTCACATAGTCTTCTGGGTCGATAATAAAACATTGATGTTCTGTCATTGAAAGATTACGACAAGGATAGTATCTTTCTTTGCCCTTTATATTCAATAATAAACCACAAGATTCTTTCGGATCTTCTCGTTGAGCATGAAGTAGTGCTTTATATTTCCAAGTCATTGAACAAACGTACCAATGGAGGGGAAGATAGAACGAGTACACTGTCTTTTTGGTATTCTAACTCCAGCTAAATCTGTAGGAGCAGCGAGTTCAAATTCAACAACTTCTCTAGTTTCTGCGGATTTACGGTCTATTGCATAAACTTCTTGAGGGAACTCTGCTGTTGGATCAGCAGTTGCATTTGTTCCATCAGCAAAGTTAACAGCATCAATAAATTTAGCTAATGTTCTAATTCGAGTAACTGTAGCTCCTGTTAAATCATTACCTGTTGTTGTTTCATTTACAGTTAAAAGAATAGATGAAATTAATCCAGTAGCATTACTTATTGTTATTTTCGGTCTTGGTAATTGACCCCTTTGAAAAGCAAAACCTGACGCTTGTATAGGAAACCTAAGATACTCATTTGTAGCCCATACTATTTTGCCATTTGCATTTAAATTACTACCAGAATGAAATCTATATATTGTATTTGCACCATGCAATGCTGTAGATAATTGCAAAGTAAATAACTCAATAATCGCTGATGGATTGATGTCTTGGAGACTACTAAATACTGATGCGTTTACTGACATTATGATGCTGGTTCAAATACTTGCCTAAAAGTAGCTTGAATTGTAGCTCTATTATTAAATGGTATTGATTTGCTCCATGCTTCGCAAACAAATTCAGAAGATGAACTCTCACCTGGTGGAGTAAAAGTAAAGCTATCACTGTCATTGGCACGAGCATCTAAAAAAGTTTCTATGGTATCTGCATCTGTCTCTGATACTTCAAAAGTAAGATTAAAAACCTTTGGATTTTGATGCTGTGCTAAACCAAATAAAATTCTATGCTCATAACCATCAGCAAAACGAACAGTACGAGTTAATGGTGCAGAAGTTTTCTGTTGACCATAAGTAGGTTTTATTGAGGGAAACGTAGCCATTACGCAAGTAATCCTCCTGGTCTTTTCTGTTGTAATATTTCAGATTGTACTGCAACTGAGATAAGACGGCCAAGCTCTTTTCCTCGCTGTTCATCTCCTTCAACAGAAGAACCAGAAGCATCTACATTTACCACAACATTAGTTGAACTACCCATATCTGAATTAGAAACTATCCTTCCTCCTGTATTTGGAACGAACATTTCTGGACCACGTTCTCCAACCATATAACTTTTTCCTGAACTAACAGGACCACCGTTCGCTCTGAAAAACTGTCCGATACCAGGAAGTCCACCAAGAAAAGCATTTACACCAAACTGAATAAGAGATCTTTGAATCTGTGTAAATACACTACGAGCAACATCTCCAAGAGTTTTAGTACCATTTATCGCACCTTCTATCGCATCAACCAAACCTGTTTCTACTGTTGAAGCAATACTTGAATAAAGTTCATTTAATTTTTGTAATTCATCTCTTGTTTTTATAAGATTTTCAAGTTGTTTTACTTGTTCTGGTGTTAAATCTTTTACTGCAATTTTCATTCGTTTTGCTGTTTCAAGTTTTAGTTTTTCAATTTCTGCTCCTTGTTGACCTAATAAAAGTTGATTCTGTAAAAACATATTTTGATCTTCTAAACTTTTTGTTGCAGAATCAAATTGTTGATTTCTAAGTTTTTCTAATTCTATTCCTTTTCCTGTTTTTGCTAAAAGTTCCTCTCTTGCTAAAATTTCAGCTTGTAATTGATTTATTCGATCTTGTCTATTTTTATTAGCTGCTCTTCCTTTAACAGTAGTTCCTTCTAATGTTTCAAGCTCATTCCTCATGTCTGCAAGTTGTTTATCTCCTGTTAAATTTGCAAGTCTTGTATTTTCTGCTCTTTGTGCATCAACTAAAAACATTGACATAAATGGAGCGATAGCAGCTTGTATTCTTGTCATTGCTTTTTTGAATTGATTTCCAGCTAAACGACTAGCTTCTGCAAACTCTGTTAAATTTTGTACTCCTTGTTCTCCTATAGCTTGATTCATCTTCTCAGTAACTTCTGCTAATGCAACATGAGCACCATGAGTTTTTTCTATTAATAAAAGTCTTTTTTCTTCTACAGAGCCAGCTAAACCTAAAGCAGTAGTAACAGCTTGAACATTAGGATTTAGTTCGTCAAATGCTCTACCAAGCTCTGACATATTTTGTGCAAGAGTTGTTAACTGTTGAAGAACAGCAGTAGCAACAAGACCTCCTGCAAAACCTCCCATTTGTCCACCAATTTTAGTTCCTGCAAAACCACCAGCAAAACCAAAAGCACCTCCAGCTAGTCCTTGCCCGAATAGCAATGGAAACGCACCAGAAATAAGTCCGCTTGTTAATGCTGCTTTATTGCTTTTGTTGTTAAATTTGTCAAGTTTATTTCCTTGAGCTTGTGCTTTATTATTTTGATTCTGTGCCTGTGTATTTTTTATAAGTTGATCTGTCTCTCTTCCTATTGCTGTAGCTTGTTTAGTTGAAGCTGCTAATGCGTCTTTATGTGCTTTTGTTCCTATTGTTAAGCTATTTGCATATTCTTCTAAAGCGTCTGCTGCTGCCATTTGTTGATTAGCAGTTTTACCAAAAGCTCCTTGAGATTTATTAACAGCTTTAACAAGATCGTCCATATCTTGTCTGTATTTTTTTAATTCATTGCGAGCACCTTTTCCTCCTGCACCCCCTGTGTTTCGGGGATTCATTATGTCTATCTGACGAATATTATCTACACTTTTTACTAATTCTTTTACTTTCGTATTTAATCTATCAAGACCAGATTGACCTTTTACTCTTAAATTTATATTTACACCGTATTCGGCCACAGTAAAAACAAAACTTTATTTTAGTGTACCGCTTTTAGCGTTTTCTTGCTTGTGATTTATTCTTTGCATCTTCATAGGCTTTATCTTCATATTCTTTTTTTAACTCATAATAAGCAAGCCAATTTATATATTCTTCCTGCGTTAATTTACTGGTAAGTTCCTGAATTGTCATTCCTAACTCTGAAGCTAAGAAAAACATAAAAAACCAATCGTTTCTAGCTTTTTAAATCTGCCTTCGCTTCCTCCAACTTATACTGAGCACCAGAATTTAACATTGCAAGTTGAATTTCTTGTAAAACACCAGCATTTATTTCTCTTCTTAGTGATGCTCTATGCCCATCTTGAAATAATCTTTTGCCATCTTTATCTAATGCTTTTTGAATCATAAGATTTAATGCAAAATCTTCATTTGATGCTGAGTCTCCAGACATTCCAACAATTGATTCTCTTTCTGCAATAGTTAGTGGATTCCAGTAAATTTCTAAAACTGTTACATCTCCATCTTTTAATTCATACAAATATTTTTGTTGAACACCAAATTTGTTCTTGAGAAGTTCTATTGCTTCCATAAATTTATTAGATTGCTATTCTATTATACTAGGCGTTTGCTGAAAATTGACAAGATATTATTCCAATGAAATGACTTCTATCCTCTATTTCCAATGGAGTTGGACCATTAATATCTAATACTCTAGGTTTGCAACTGAAAGTATCTGTATATCCAGAAGCATTTACTGAAGTTAACCCATCAATAACCGCCTCACATATTTCAGATAAAACTGAAGTACCTTTGGATTTTGGAACGTAAACATTGCATTGAATAACACCAGCATAATAATCTGAAGCTGCTCCCTGATTCTGTAAAGTTGACTGAGTAAAGTTCAGACTCATTAAAATATACTTTTTAGTTTTTCCAGGAGTCGTAAAATGCACATTGTCATAAACCATTGTGACAGTAGGATCAACGTCTGAAACCTTGTCTGTCACTGCTTTTTCAAATGCTGCTCTGGTATTTACTAAAGTCATGGTTCAAATCCTGTATATGTAGTACCTGCTCTCTTGTCAGATAATTTTCCTCCTATAAATATCTTACCTTTATCTGACATATTTTCTCTAATCAAACGACCTAGTTGATCTTGAACAAAAGTTTGAATTTCTCCACTTTCTAAAACATATTGAGAATAATTAGCTTTATTGCCAATAAATACCCCTTTTCTATAACTAAATATTCTTTCACCTTCGCCTACAGGAAATCTTGGCTGAACTATACCTTCTGGTTTTTCACTCCTTCCTGTCAACTTAAATCCTTCAAAAACTTCCTGTTTTATTGATGCCCAGGGTTGATAGTCCATTATGTCATGTGTAGCTGAAACAGGAGTATTTGATGCTTTCCAGCTAGAGGCAAAAAATCCTGTCCATACTGGCATATTTTGTTCACTTGTTAATTCACTGTGAACATCTTTTACGAGATTATTAAAATCCCTACTAATTTTTTTGTTTAAATCTTTTGGTAAATCTCTTAAACGTCTTACTGCCATTAGAACCGCACCAAAACAATAAATAAATAAGCCTGTCCGCCTTTTTTTGTGTCAATATTAACTATTTGTGTAACTCTATTAGACCCACCAAAACTTAATGTAATTTCATCGTCCATATCTACTTGGTTGTCTCCTATAAGATCAGGTGTTATATATAATTTTGCTAATCTCATTTCTTGACCAGTTTCTTCTTCTGCTTTTACAAAAGATATTGGTACTTTTATGTCGGAATATGTTGTATCTACAGTTATTTGTTCTCCTGTTTCTACGTTATAACTAGATATGCCTTTTTTTGTATAAGTAATAGTGTGATCTAAGGAGTCTCCTAGAGTTGCTACAACACTTTTAGCGACACTTTTAAATAGACTATCTAACTGTCCTGCCATTATCCTCTAACTACCCTCATTTGAAAACTTCCTGCTCCACCTAGCATATATGCTCCAAGATAACTTTGTAGCCACGG